ACGGGCACCCCTTCTGAAGTGTTCATGACCTATGTGTCGTACAAGGAGTGGCGCGATAGTTATAACATCGGGGCGCTTCGAACCACTCAACGGCAACCCACCGTGTTCAGCATCCACCCCGACAACGGGATCGTCCTTGTCTGCCCCGCAGCCGGATACACGGTGACCGGGGACTATTATCGCATTGCCACAGCCATGGCCCTTGATGCGGACATCCCCGTGGGACTCCCCGGCATCTATTACCCCCTCATCGTGGCGGGAGCCATGAGGATGTACTCGATGTTTGAAAGTGCACCAGAAGTGCTCACTGCCGCAAACAGGCTGGGGGATCCTCTGATGGCACGTCTAGAAAATACACGCCTCACTGAGGTCACTGCAGGAGGAGCCCTCGCCTAATGGCTACGCCCCCGCCGTCATTCCAAAAGGTTGAATACGATACGGTCTACCTTCGCGGAGGATGGGATCTGTCGACCCCCACACTCGAGATGTACCCCGGGGTACTCCGAGACGTGGAGAATTTCGACGTCTCGTCTGTTGCGGGTGGAGGCTACACGCGCATTGAAGGGTATGAACGCTACGACGGACGCTCGTCCCCTTCCGCAGCCTTGTTTACCCTTCTCCAATTTGCCTCGCTCACCAATACACCCACCGTGGGGCAAACCCTCACAGGATTTGTCTCAGGGGCCACGGGGGTCATTGCCGTGATCACCGCGAATTATTTTGTCGTGACGGCCGTGACAGGAACCTTTGGGTACGAACTGGTGAAGGTGGGGGCCACCCCCATCGCGACCCTGACCCTCTTGACCTCTACGCTGACCCCCCTCCAAACGGCACAATACAGGAACGCCGCAGCCGATTATTATCGAAGTTTGATCACGTCCGTCCCCGGCACTGGACCGGTGCGGGGCGTCGTGTCGTATATCACGGGGTCGACGGACACGGTCTACGCCTTCCGCGATAACTCGGGCGGCACCTTCGTGGATCTGTACAAGTCCACCACCGGTGGATGGACGCAGGTCCCCTTCTTCCGAGAAGTGAGTTTTACACTGAATGCCGCTGGGACGGCGCCAGCAGATGGAGAAATCGTCACACGCGGAGCAAATACCGCCACGATCAAGCGGGTCATGCTTCAGACGGGAACGTGGGCGGCTGGGGCCACGGGTCGACTCATTATCACCACGCCAGCTCCAGGGGAATTTGCCGCCGGCGTGGGGACGTTTAGTGTGGGGACGGCGACCGTGAATATCACCGGGGCGTCGACCGCGATCACCATGGCTGTCGGTGGGAAATTTGAATTTGACATCGGGAACTTCCGTTCCCAAGCGAGCACGATCCGGGTCTACGGGTGCGACGGGGTCAATCGAGGATTTGAATTCGACGGGACGACCCTCGCCCCGATCACCACAGGGACCGTCACGGATAACCCCACCCATGTACGGATCCATAAACTCCACCTCTTCTTTGCCTTCGGGAGTTCGGTGATTCACAGCGTCCCGGGAGAACCCTTCCAGTGGACGAACGCCGCGGCCACCTCAACGGAAATTGGGTGCGGGGACGTGGTCACGAATTTCTTGAATCAACCCGGGACCACGACGACGGCGGCCCTCGGCATCACGACACGATCGAACACCCTCATGCTCTATGGGACAGGGTCGAGCTCGTGGAACCTCGTGGGGTTTAACCTCGGGATTGGCGGGATTGCCTACACGGGGCAACTCCTCAACGAAAGCTACTGGATGGATTCCGCCGGCATCTTTGACATGCGCACCACCCAGAACTTCGGAAACTTTAAGTCCTCGACTCAGACCGCAGGGATCTCGGACTATATCATTCTTCAACGCTCCAAAACGATCTGGGCCATGACCAACCGGACAAAAAATCAATATCGCGTGCTCTTCAGTGACGCGAGTTTGCTGTCACTCACAGTTATTAACGGCAAGTTTGCCGGGGTCACCAAGGGTCTGTATGCCGACGCGATGTACTGTGGGTGGAGCAGTTACGCGTATACGAAAGATGAACGACTCTTTTGTGGCGCGAACTCCTCTGGCATGGTCTATCAGATGGACAAAGGGACCTCGTTCGACGGGGAAAACATCCGGGCCTTTATCGTCTTGAATTGGAACTCGATCAAGAGCCCACGCCTCAAGAAACGATTCCGGAGGGCGAGCATTGAAATGCAAAGCGCCTCCTATGTCGGCTTGAGTTTCGGCTATTCGCTGAACTACGGTAATCCAGAAACGCACCAGGATACGCCGACGGTGTACGACACGGGATTGCTCGTGGCGCCCTTTTGGGATTCCTTCTTATGGGATGCGTTTGTCTGGGACGGGGTCACATTGGCCCCAGAGAACGTCCGCGTGCAAGGCAGCGCCCAGAACGTTCAGTACACGATCTCGAGCACCACAGATTATATCGCCAGCTACACGCTGAACTCGGTGATCACCCACTATTCCAAGCGTAGGGGACTTCGCTAATGTCGAACGAATACTACAATGTCTCAGGGTCCCCGCTGACGGGGTCACAGGGGCTGTCGGCCATCATTCGAGCGGAGTATGCGTCCCTTTCCGCGGCCTTTAATAAACTTCCCGTTATGAGTGGGTTTGGGAACAAAGCGATTGTGGTGAATGCAGGGGGAACCGCGCTCACCACGACCACGGGGAGCCTCTCGCTGGCAGGGGACTTCACCACTACAGGCGCCTTTGCGGTCACGCTGGTGGCTGGGGCGGCGGTGAGCATCACGCTCCCCATCGTGTCCGGATTGACTCTCGCGACATTGACCGGAACAGAAACACTCACGAACAAAACGCTGACGGCCCCCACGATCACCAATCCGGTGTTCTCAGGGACATCCACAGGATCCCTCACGATTACCGCAGCAACCCTCCCCAGTCCTATTGTCTCAGGGACGATCACGGGAACGTATACGATTGGTGGGACTCCGACGGGGTCATTGATTCAAGCTCTCGCGACGGGGAGCACCACGGCGCGATCACTCGCGACTCGGTTCAATGACTTCATCAATGTGAAGGATTGGGGCGCAGTCGGTGACGGCGTCACGAGCGATCAAACAGCGGTGGCCGCGGCGGTCGTTGCGGCGGTGGCCTCTGGGCAAGAGATTTACTGGCCCGACGGCACATACCTCACAACGGCGACGATCCCGACATTTCATAGCGCGATTCATCGGGGCCCTGGTGTTGTGAAACGAGGGGCCACACTCTTTAATGTGGACCCGTCCACGCACCCCAGCGGCACGAATAATCTCTACGTGGCTACGACAGGGAACGACACGAATGATGGGTTAGGCTCGTCTGAGCCACGACTCACCGTCAATTCCATGGCCCTCGTCATCTACCGGCATCACTGGGCGAATGTGACGTGGGTGGTGAACATCGCCGCGGGGACCTATTCCTGCACAGGAGACGCGTATAGTGTGCCGTTTCCCTCACCCAATCGGGTCCAGTTCAAAGGCGTCAATGTGGGCGCAGGGGTGCAACCCACGGTCCTTGTGGTTGCCGCGACACCGACGACCGACACCTCTGGGTGGTCGTTCCAAAATAATATCCGTGTCCAAGTCTCTGATATCAATTTCAAAAACTTCAGAGTGGGGGCGAGCCCGAATGCCAATCTTCTCGGGATTGGTCTCACGATCGATTCGCACTCTGAAGTCTACACCACAAATGTGTGGACGGATGATTGCGACCAAGGCATCTACATCACCAACGGATCCATCGCGCGTATTCAGGCTGGACGGCACGGATTCAATGCGATCAACGGGGCGAACATACAGTTTATTCGCCACTCGAGTGGAACGGTGGGGTACAACGGGAGTGCCGCCGATGTGAATGGCGTCACGGGGGTTGCATTCATTGGTGGATCGTACGGCGTCATGGTCCAGGAATTCTCCATGATTCATACTGATTATTGTTACTTCAGCACGCAAACTCTCGCCGGCGCCATCGTTAACACGGGGCGTATCCACAGTGTCTCGAGCACCTATCTGAACTGCGTGGTCGGAATTGACGGCAGAATGAACGCGAACATCGGGATCACGACCCCAACATTCACGACGTGCACGACCGACACGATTTGTCGATCCGGTGCAGTCTATGCTGGGGTGGCTACGATTGCTGAATCCACGTCCTTCAGCCCCCCGATGAAAGTCATGGGCACGCTCAACCAGTCGACCTCCTCGGCCGCTCCTGTGGCGATTACGCTCCCCGGTGGGGCCACGGTAAACTTCGTAGCGAAGGAGTTCCAGACTCGAGGGATGGGGTTCCAGCTCACGCTCTATGGCAATTGCACCGGGGTGGCCAATACGAAAACAGTCACCATACTCCTGAACGCGGTGACACTCCTCACGGCGACGATCGCCGCCGCGACCACGAATTTCAAAATTATCGTCAAATTGTGCGTGGTGACTTCGGGC